ATAAATTAGAAGCCACCTGTAAGGCAGCTTCCAATGTTGCTGGGTGAATGTATTTAGACACGCTGATAAAAATTGTTATTGTAAATTCCTTCCCACGTTAGCGTATGTAATGTGGCAGGAGATGGGTGAGTAGATTTAACTATTAAAGTAGCGTTTGTATTTCTATCATATATAGGTACTGTCCTTAATATATTATCATCAAACACTCCGGGACTGTTAGCTGTAACAGTGTTAGCTGGTGTAACTTCGTACTCTTCGTTCCAAGTTGGTTTACCAGTTCTCTGTAGTTCAATCTGATAGAAACCTACAGGACCAAACCCAAGCTTAACTCTATGTAAAATAGTATTAGCTCTAGTGTCAGCTACAAATTTTTCACCTTCTCTCTGTGTGTAGTAGATAGTAGGTATAGTTACTGACATAGTATATAAGTAACCAATATAAAAATCCTGTCCTGTCCAGTTTCCGGGTATCACTACATTACCACCATCGACTGTAGCCTCTGCATAATTACCTATAGCTACTGCTGGAGTAACTGTATCATCTATGTCATATACTGCTAGTTGTCCTACACCATTTAAACCAGTAGGTTTTATAAATGTAGATACATTAGTTGTAGAATTATAGGTGACTGTTGGATTAGATGTGGTACCAATAAGTGTTGGTATCTTCATCAAGTAGTCGAGATGCACTCTGTTATCGTTGAGAGTAACAGTGTTAGCATCCATCTTAATAGTAAATTTTAATAGTTCTCGTTGACTACCATTTTGTATTACAACAAACAAAGAGTCATCTTGCATACAATGGTATTTAATAGTACCCGGTAAGGTCCATCTAAACCACGAAGCTAAACTTCTTTCTTCAATTTGGTTGAAGTATCTGTATCCATATAAGGTTGAAGAGTTATCTTCACTAAATAATACAATCTGGTTTTCTCTAGAATTACTAATAGTTTTTAAATTTTGTTCAAATAATCTAGAAACTACTGCACTCTGTTCTACTACCTGTGGCTCACCCTCTCGTAAGATTCTAGTCATTTCATAGAAACGAGAGAACTTACCAGCATTATCTAGGAAACCTATTGTAGTACCAAGAGATATAGGGTTAGTCTGGAAGTTAAAGTTGTAGGTAGATAAAGCATTTATCTTAGCTGTAAGTGGGCTAAAGGTATCACTATCTGTGGTCAGCATGAATTGCTGAGATTTAGAAAATAGTACTAAACCAGTGTTCACCTCTATTGCATCAAACAACGTAGCAGGATAGGGAGAACTGGCTGATATATTTATAGGGTCACTACCTACAAATTGTATCGCTGACTTGTTAAAGAAGTTAGTAAAGTCTCCCGGACGGGACATGACTATAAATTCATCAGCCAACATAGTAAATCTATTTCTGAAGAAACACATTTTATTTATAGGTCGACCAATAAACTCTGGTTCAGGGTTTGTATCTTCATCACCTACTAGAGCATCATCCCATTTTGGAACATCTGGTTGTGTTACTCCTCCAATGGTATATGTAGAACCATCTAATTCTGTTAATCTGAACTCTGCATTCTCAGTTCTTATTAAGACAACAGGCATAGTTGTTTTGTCTAGCTTGTCAGCTCTACCGGGTTTAGCACATTCTACCCATGAACCCTCTCCATCTTTACCATTGTTACCTTCAAACTCTACAAAATAATTGTCTTCATCAGCAGAGCTATTGACTACCTCTACCACCATTCCATGTTTACATTGTGAAGGTAGGTCACCAGCATCATTAACTTTACCAGCTACTACATTTAACAACTCTCCTACAGGAGTAGAGCCATTGAAGTTTGTAGTTCTACTTACATGTAATCCTGTACCAATCTGTGTAACAGTAAATCCGTTACCAGTGGTAGCCGTAGTACTGCCAGTTATACCTTTTCTGATATCACCTAAGATACTCTCAGCAGTAATAGTTGTTTCTGTGTCAAAGGGTGTAGGGTTAGGTCTGACTAATGCTAGGTTAGCTTGTACTTTAGCTACACTAACTTTTTCTATAGTAACTGTATAGATAGCATTCTTCATAAATACATCAAACGTGTCACCTTCGTGCCAACCTTCACCACCATGTAGTAGATCGTATGTTGTTGTATATCTAGCCTGATATGTAGTTGACTGATTCTGTCCAGTACCAGTAGTGAAAGGTACTGACTGTCCAGTTGTAGCTATACGAAAATAAAGGTTTGATCTACCAGAAGAGTTGTTGCCGTTGATATTAACAGTATGTTGAGAGTCAGTATATGTAGCTCCTGTATCTGTATATTGTGTACCAGAACCTATGTTAAATATTTTAGTAGCTACGTTAGGAGCATAAGCATCCCTACTATCTCCGGCTGAATCGTCACATCTATGAGTCTGACTTTTTCTACTGCCTTGTGCAACCATGTTTCCGTTAGAATCACAGTAGTTATTACTGGACTTAACCATGTCCACTCTAATACGTGTAGCAGTCCTGACTGTAGATAAATCAGCAGGGTCTGTACTATCAAATAAATTTACAGAATACTGTTTTGCATATGATATACTTTTTAAATCAATAAATACTTCTTTTAAATAATTACCTAAAGGTTTTAAATCACTAGCACCTGTAAGCATTGCAGGAGTTTTAGTCCTATTATTTATGTAAGTAAAATCATTAAGAGTTAGTGTCTGTATATCTTCATCACCTGTGTGGTATAGATATTTACCAGTACCACTTCCTGAAGTAACGTCAACTACATTTACTTCAGCTCCGGCTTCGTGTACGACAGCTCCGTTAGCAGGGTTTAATACCTGTTCGCAAGCCCACATTTTTACTACACCAGTTCTTCTAACTTGTCCTATATATTGTTCGTTCTCGTCTCTGTAATAATGAAACCATTTACCGTCAGCAGTAGAGTTAGTTAATGTTGACACAAACCTACCAGCCGGTCTCTTTAACAATCCTTGAGTTACATCAGGTACTGCATTAAGCATGTCTTTGACCTGACCGGGAATCTTCTGTTCGTCAGGCTGTTGTGATATACCACCGTTAAGGCTACGTATAGTTTGTGTTATGTTTGCCATTATCTAATTAATGCTTTGTAAGGTTGATAAGCTCTGTATCTTGTATCATCAGGAAAGCCCATAAAGTTATGGTCACCTTGTTCTGTTTCAAATTCCATAGCATTTGCTCTAGCCTGTGCCTCTTCTACTTGTAGTAACTTTACTAGATCAGCATTAGATACGATCTGTGTAGCTGCTCTCATTGAGGCTCTAGCAATTATATATCTCTGTATTGGTGAGGGTACATCTGTAAATGGTAAAAGTACAACGGAATCAAAATAATAATCTGTAGTAAATACATCTGTTTGATGTACTATGTCAAACATCTTTCCATCTCTCTGTACAACATTAGTTTGTCTGTCAATCTGACCATCACTAATATCATACATGATTGCATTAGCTGGGACTGGGTAGTTACCATTTGCATCAGGAGATTTCTTTACTCTGTACTCTGAATTAAATGTCCAGCCTATAGATTGCACATCCTTATTAACTTCACCAAGTAAGTTAACAACGAATGCTATTTCTGGATTAAGTAATGCGTCGCCTGTAATGTTAGTGACAGGAGATTGACCAATGCTACCCAAGATAGAGTTCACTGCGGATAGTTCGGTATCGGTGCTTATTTGAATAGCCATAAAAAAAAGGGAGCCGAAGCTCCCGTATAACGTGTATAAATTAACCGTTCTCTGGGTATGATGTACCGAACGCTGTTGGTGCTGAAGCTCCAACGTATAGTTCAACGGCTGCTGCTGGGTTTAGGAAGTCTGCACCCATAGCTAGTCTTCCAAGGATTACGTCACCTTGGTAAACTACTGAAACGTCACCTGAAGTTACCTGAACCTGTGGTCCGATAGCTTCTACAACTGCTGCTGCTTCTTTCTGGAAGATTAATCCACAAGATTTAGCAAAGTCTGTGCTGTTACCGTAGTTGTTATTTAGTCCTGTTACAGACTTACGTCCGTCAGCTATAGCTGTACCAACGTGGTCTCCTAAGTTTGAAGGAGATGTCTTACCTGTAGTTCCGCCGTAAGCTACACCGTGCTTAGCAAGGAAAGGAATGTTCATTGACTTGTAGATCTTGATGCCTGCAATTTCAACTACTCCTTTACCTGACTGTAACGCTGAACCTTGTACGTCTCTGTTGATAAGACCACTGTCACCTGTTTGCTGTATA